ATTTGTTGGTTAAACTGCAGATCTTTAGAAAGTGTGGTAATATTATCACCCAAACTATCTGGGGTGTATTCCTGCCAATAATCGGTATCTTCTATATCAGTACCAGATGGGACATTTTGTGTAGCCTCATAATAGGTATCTCCATCAACCACGACAGTTCCCTCTGGATAAAAGTTTTGTGAATCCCATTGATTTTCTTGCTCAAAGGGGTCTTTTAATATATCATTGTATTCTTGGCTTCCTGTCATCGGAACAGCCTTGACACGCCACAAGTGCGGTTGCCATGTGGGCGAGAAACCTTCAGCAGCAAATGCAGCATCTTGCACCACGTAATATCTTGGCAACGCTTTAGTATTGTCTGGATCAAGTGGGTGATAGTCTTTTAGATTTGGTGCTTCTAAAACATCACCCGCCATTATTTTCCGACCAAGTGTGTCAATCATATTATTATAATGAAAAGTTATAAAAAGAGTATCATTATTTAAGAATAAACCAAACTGACTCAAATCAAAGTCTATGTCCTGTATATTATATATACCTCTCATGACATATACATCTGGATCATATTCCCTATCACGGTTTTCTAATAGTAAAACATCTTCAATAAAACTGGGATCAGTTTCATTATATGCCGGTTGTGTTGCATCATTTGATTCTTCTTTTGAGCCCGGGCCCAAATATTTGTGCAAATATAAATCAGCACCACCGATTGTGTACATTTCTGATGCACGGCGGTCAATGAACTTGTAATCGTTTGTACGATTTGGGCGATATAATGATAATCTAGGCATTAAATGTATTTAGCGTCAAGTTGACAACTCATATTAGGACTGATATATTTTTAATATAGGAATAAATCTGCATATTCAGAATAAACGGCTATATATTCTGGTCTGTAAAACAAAAGGAAATACGCAATGCGATTAGAAAATGATCTTAAATTAGATTATTCAGATGTTTTGATCCGACCCAAGCGGTCTACCCTGAGTTCGCGTAAAGAAGTTGATCTTGAACGCAGGTTTGCATTTATAAATTATGAGCCAGCATTTGATCATCATAGTTGGGAAGACCATCATTACCATGGCATTCCTGTTATGGCATCTAATATGGACGGGGTTGGAACAATGGCTGTTGCTGAAAAATTAGCCAGTCTGGGATTGTTTACGTGTCTTGTTAAAACGTATTCAGAAGAAGCATTGATTGATTTTTTTGATGACGGTCCAGACTACCTCACTGATTATGTAGCAGTATCTATTGGCATTTCTGAACAAGACCTTATACATTTTGAAGCAGTGTATGACAGACTGCAGACAGATATTAAGTATGTGTGCATTGACGTGGCAAACGGATATTCCGAACGTTTTGTTGATTTTGTCAAAGACTTTAGAAATCAATTCCCACACGTTGTCATTATTGCGGGTAATGTAGTCACTGGTGAAATGACCGAAGAACTTATTCTTAATGGTGTTGATATAGTCAAGATCGGGATTGGTCAGGGATCCGCATGCACGACGAGACTTGCCACAGGCGTAGGTTATCCACAATTATCTGCTGTGATTGAGTGTGCCGACGCTGCACACGGCTTAGGTGGACATATTATCGCTGACGGGGGTTGTACTTCGTCAGGCGATGTTGCCAAAGCCTTCGCTGCTGGTGCTGATTTTGTAATGCTGGGTGGGATGCTTGCAGGTACGGATCAAGGCGGCGGCGAAGTCATTACTCGTCTCTTTGAAACTGGCGAACTAGATGCAAAACGGCGAACTCTAGCAGATGGGCAAACTGAATGGACATGGACTGGACATAAGGTTGAAGAACGAAAGTTTGTTGAGTTTTATGGTATGAGTTCAAAAACTGCCAATGATAAACATTTTGGTGGATTAAAAGATTACCGTTCTTCTGAGGGTAGAACAGTTCTTGTAGATTATAAAGGCGACCTGCAGCCTGTGGTACAGGAAATTCTTGGCGGCGTAAGATCGGCTTGTACCTATGCAGGTGCAGAAAAGTTAAAAAATCTACCAAAGTGTGCTACGTTTGTTCGGTGTTCAGATACTCATACCCGAGTGTTTGAGTCAAAGACTATTGGCAAGTAAGATGCTCAACCATGGTACTCATACTTTCCCGCATATTCCCAAGGAAAACATATCCACTCAGGATTTTCTGATTTATTGATCTCTGCAGCGTAATAGGAAAGAGAATCAAACTCGCTTGGGATGTTATGCACAAGCGTGGCAAAACGAACATTTCGCTCCCATACGCTGCTCCATGCATATTCTTCATGTGGAAAACATGAGTTTTGCCAATCTTGCTGAATCCAGTTAAGTGTATCTCCTGTGTCGTTGATATCATCAATAATAAGAATGTTTTTTCTTAGATCTACATCCCAGCGGCTTTGGTATTTTTCATCATAAACAACACCAAATGCATCTTCTGCCATCCAAAGGTTAGACTCACGTTCACCGCCGTCTCGCAATGCAACTTTCAATGCTTCACAACGAAGACCCAGCATATGAGAAATAACAGTAGCGGGAACATTGCCGCCTCTTGTAATGCCTACAACATAGTCTGGTAACCACGAATCTTTTGCAATTTGATTTACAATACTTTGACACTGTCTTTCAACGTCTTGCCAAGAGTAGTACACTTTTTTCACTGATCATTCTCCAATCTTTGATTATTTTTCATATTAATATGCGTATTTGTAAATGTAAATATTGCCAAGTTGACACAGAATATCGAGGATGATATTGTCTGCAAAGCAGATTAAATAAAAAATAAATTCTAATACAACATATAAGTGTATATATATATCTTGATTCAAAAGGAATATTAAAATGGCTCCAACTCAGCAAAAAAAGCGAGTATTAAAACCAAGATCGGGCGAAACCAAGTATGTTGGTGTTGAGCCTGTATGGGAAACTGAATTTGAATCAGATAGCGAACGGCGTTTGGCGTTGATTGCATCATTGAATTGGTACAACTACAACCATGATGCAAAAGAAGCACGTCAATGTCTTATTGAGTGGCTTGAGGGCAATGATCGCAAACAAGATGCCCGAGCAATTCGAAACAGTTCAAGTAGTGTTTTTATTTTGTCAGCCGGGTGGTTAGCCAGAATGGCAACACGCGGTTTTGTACTGAATGAATCTGAGTCTGGTGTTATTGAAGATGTAGTATCTTCAGCCCGTGCAGAAAAGCAAAAAGAAACAGAAAAATCTGATGAAAACACTAAAAAGCCTAATATTCAAGATCGCCTTAAAGAAATTGCTTTAGAAGCAGGTGGTGAAATAGAAGGCATGTTTGACGATATGATTGTCAATGGTACTCGTATGGATAAAAAGTACAAACCCATTGAAATCTTACAGTCATACAATGTAGTCCCTCAACAGATGGGAGTAATTACTGATCATTGGAACAACTTTTTGACTGAATTACATACAGTTCAGTCTGGCAGTGATAGTGATCTTACTGAAGGATACAGCAATTTCGGAAAGATTGACATCCGAAATATGATTAAATTTGCTGAACAAGTTATTGCGGATTGTAATAGTTACGTTCAACTTAAGAAAAATAGCCGTGCTCCACGAAAGAAGAAACCAATCAGCCCTGAAAAGCGTGTAGCGAAGTTCAAATATCTTAAAGAATTTGAAGAATTTAAACTCAAGAGTGTTTCGCCTACAAAATTAGTGGATGCTACAGAAGCTTGGTTGTATGATACTAAAAAGCGTAAGCTAATTCATGTTGTTCCGGATCCAATGATAAAAACATTTACGGTAAAAGGCACCACTATTGTTGGCTTTGATCCAAAAGCATCTTGTCAAAAAACATTGAGAAAACCAAAAGATCAGTTGGCAGAGTTTAAAAAATGCAGTGTTCCGAAAGCAAGAAAGTGGTTTAAGGATATCAAAGCCACAGAGATTAAGTTCAACGGTCGTGGAAATGATAACTTAATATTATTGTCGGTCCGATAAATACTGGACAAGGAATTCCAGTATTATGGCTGATCAAGATCCAACCACACTTGATATATTAAAAAAAGATTTATTTGACTATGTTCGTCTAATGCTTGGCGATGAGATTGTTGATGTTGAGTTAGATCCACAACATTTAGAGGCAGCATATCAAAGAGCATTAGGCATTTATCGCCAACGTGCAGAAAACGCGTTTGAAGAAAGTTATATGTTTTTGGAACTCAAGGAGTATCAAAGTACATATGAACTTCCACAAGAAGTCCAAACCGTTAGACAAATATTTCGCCGAACTATTGGTAATGCAACCGGTCCTTTTAGTACAAGCTTTGACCCGTTTAGTTCTGCCACGCTGAACACTTACCTTCTTACATTCAACGCCTCCGGTGGGTTGGCAACATATGATTATTACACTCAATATGTAGAATTAGCTGCCAGAATGTTTGGTGGTTTTATCAACTATACTTTTAACCGTGTCACTAAAAAATTGACTATGGTTCGGTCACCTCGTGGTAATGGCGAACAAGTTCTTCTATGGACTTATAACTTAAAACCAGAATTTGTATTATTGAGTGATTTTCAAATTTCTCAGTGGTTCAGAGATTGTGTGACTGCAGTTGCCAAAATGATTATTGGTGAAGCACGAGAAAAATTTGCCTCAATTGCTGGTCCACAGGGTGGTACGGCACTAAACGGTGCATCTATGAAAGCCGAAGGTCAGCAGGAAGTTGATAAAGCCATTGATAATTTGAAGTTGTTTGTTGATGGTAGTGCTCCATTAACTTGGGTAATTGGTTAAATGCGAATTGACGAGATAATCACTGAACATCGAATGGTTTGGAAAAGAAACCCACGAACAGGGCAAGTCAAAATGGCTTGGCGGTGCGAGGCTGGACCGAGAAAAAACAAAACAGTTCCTGATGTTCGGGACTGCTCTAAGCCACTGAATATCGCTCAGGCACAGCGGACTAAGTTAACCCGTGCCAGAACAAAGCCTCAGCAAGCCAGAAAGTCTAAAAAAACAAAACGCGTAAATCCAGCCAGTCGTATTGCTCGTAATCTTAACAAAAGAATGCGTAAGCGTTGACAAACCTTTAATCTTGTAGTAAATTAATACCATTATGCATATAATGGTAGATATAGAAACCTTGGCAATCACTCCTGATGCATGCATTCTTACAATTGCAGCACAGCAATTTAGCCCGTTTGAAAAGCGGAGCTATAGCGAGTTGCGACACTTTTATGCACGGGTCAGTATTGAAAGCCAGAAAGACAGGAATGTAGAAGAGCATACAGTTGAGTGGTGGGCAAATCAGTCTGAAATAGCAAAAGAAGAAGCATTTTCAGACAATGATCGTATATCACTCCCCGAAGCACTATCCGAATTGTCTCCATTAATATGGCAAAGTGACTTTATGTGGATCAATGATCCAACATTTGAAGTTAATATTTTAGAAAATGCATACCAAAGTTATGATATGCCAATTCCATGGAAGTTTTATTTGGTTCGTGATGCAAGAACGGTATATAGTTTGTATCCAGAATTAAAACGACCACAGACAACTCATCACGCATTGGAAGATTGTCGCCGACAAATTGAGATGCTACAACAAACTTTTACTGATTTAGGTATTGAAAAAATAATATGAAACCCGAAGATATATCAGAATCGCCGGAAGCACAAAAGTTGGAGTCTGATGTTAAAAAAGAAACAAAAGACAAATACGAAAAAAGCACTATGAGCAAGGCTGGCAAACTTGCCATGGAACTGGCCGAAGAAAAGCGGCGACTCAAGCAAGAGTTAGAAGAACTACAGACCGAGTATGATGGTGTAAAACCAACCACACCAACCGGAACCCCTGACTGGTATGTCAAGTGGGGAGCAATGATTTTTGCAGTGGTTGGTGTATTTTTGATTTCTGCGGGATTGCCTATGCCGGGACAGGTAGCATATGTTGTATCAGGCATTGGATGGATCTATGTCGGTATGCAGTGGAGTGATAGAGCAATTATGATAGGCTCTGCTATTACTTCTACTGCAGTAATGATGAATATTGTGGAAGTGTTGATTAAATGAACGAAAAGAAAGTAATTGCACTGGTTGGATTGATTGGATCAGGTAAAGACACAGTTGCAGATTATCTGCAAAACATTCATCATTTTCGTAGAGAAAGTTTTGCCAGAACATTAAAGGATGCTGTCTCGTCTATTTTTGGATGGGATAGAGAAATGTTAGAAGGGCGGACTCAGCATAGTAGAGAGTGGAGAGAAGAAATAGATGAGTGGTGGGCAACTCGCCTTGAGATTCCCAATCTAACTCCACGCTGGGTTCTTCAGCATTGGGGCACTGATGTATTAAGAAAACATTTTCATAATGATATATGGGTTGCCAGTTTAGAAAACAAACTCAGATCCAACAAAGACAATGTTGTTATTACTGATTGTAGATTTTTGAATGAGATTTTTGCTGTTCAAAATCAAGGTGGTATCGTTGTACGAGTTCAACGCGGAAAAGATCCAGAGTGGTTATCGGTAGCAAAAACATACAATACGACAAATTCTGCAGAACAACAAGAAAAAGCCAAACAATATCTTGATGAAAATAATGTTCATCAAAGTGAATCCGGTTGGGCAGGTTGCAAGTTTGATTACATTTTATATAACAACTTTACACTGACAGAATTATATGATCAGGTTAATGATCTGCTTGAAGATCACCAGATTTCCACACCGAATCGCCTTTCTGAATTGTAATCGTGCAATTCAGACATACTGTCCGTAAATTACTTACTGATACATTCTCTAAATTTCCATCTATGTGATACACAAGTGTTTGTGCAGAGTATTTTGCTCTGAATCCACAAACATCACATTTTGTTTTCTTTTTATATCCTGCCTTTTGCCATTTTGGCTGTGCTGGTTTTATACCACGCTTTTTGCGAATACACGCATAACATTTAGAACGATAATGAACAACATCGTTTTTAATATAGTTAACAGCAGCTAATTTTGATTTGCATGCCTGACATAAAGGGCGATTCATAATAATATTTATTAATCAAACCTTTGCAAAGGTGTCCCAAACACCTTGTATTTTCGCATTTTTAATAAATAATATTAACCCAAACAGAGGAACAAAAACATGGCATTAATCAGTCCCGGAGTAGAAGTTTCGATTATTGATGAATCAAACTATCTTCCAGCCGCAACTGCTTCTGTACCGTATATTTTGATTGCAACAGCAGAGAATAAACTCGATCCGAGTGGTACGGCTATAGCGGCTGGCACACTCGCATCAAACGCAAACAACGTATATCTTATTAGCAGCCAAAGAGAGTTAATTAACACATTTGGCAATCCAAATTTCTTTCAGACCGCTTCTGGTAGTCCAGTAAATGGTTTTGAATTAAATGAGTATGGTCTTCTCGCCGCCCATTCAGTATTGGGAATCAGCAACCGTGCTTATGTACAAAGAGTTGATGTTGACCTCGATGAATTAACTGCTACACTAACACGCCCAACAGGCGATGCACCCGATAATAGTTGGTGGTTTGATACAGCAGAAACAACTGTAGGTATTTTTGAGTGGAATGCATCAACAAACGAGTTTACTTCTAAAGATGCTCTTTACATCACAGATGATTCAAACTTGTCTTTTGGTATTCCTGTAAGCAGTGTTGGTAGTCGTGGTGACTATGCTGTTGTAGCAATAAATGCTAATAATCCTGTTTATTTTAAAAATGCTAATAATGCATGGGTATTAGTTGGCTCTGATGCTTGGAAAATATCTTGGCCTACTGTTCAAGGTAGCGAAACAAACCCTGACCTTACCGTAGGTGACACAATTGAAATAAATGGAATAACAGTCCAAGTTCCATCATCACCTGATGATACGATTGATGGTTTATCAGAAGCTATAACTTCAGCAAGCATTACAGGTGTCTTTGCTGTTGCAATAAATGGACGCATAGAAATTTATGTTGATTCCACTGCAAGTTCAGATGGCAGCACAGAGGACGGTGCTATAGATATTTCCGGTAGTGTTTTGGCCGATCTTGGCATTGAAGCAGGAAGATATGTTTCTCCAGAATTACAACAATCACAGCACACAAAGGTACCAACTTGGAGAGCAAATAGTAAACCGACTGGTTCAGTTTGGCATAAAATTACTCCTGTGAATGAGGGTACAAATTTATCAGTCAAACAATATGATGCGTCTTCTGCCGTTTGGAATCTAGTAAATGCTCCGCTGTACGATAGTTTTGTAGAATCTTACTTTAAGTTAGATCCTGCAGGTGGCGGTCGTAATTTGCCTATCAATACTTTATTCACATTTTACGATATCAATGAAAATAATACATTTACGAATAAATTGTATCGCAATTTCCAAGTGGGTGAAACGGTAATAACTGGCACAGCCGCTAACGCTACATTAGGTGTTACCAATGCTCAGTTTACTATTAGTGCTAGTCAGGCTGGCTCACAAACACTAACTTCTCCTGTTTCTGTTACAGTAAGTGGTGATACCCCAAGTGATTTTGTTGCCGCATTTACTTCGGCTGGTGTAGAAAACACCCGGGCAGAGGTGACATCAGCAGGAACAGTTAGAATTTCACACACGCAAGGTGGAGTTATAAAGATTGTTGAAACTGTCGGCACAGCATTAAATGACCTTGGTATAACACCTGCAACAGCCGGTGTAGAAGCCGAGATGCTAATGAATGGTGATATAGAATGGTACCTCTCTTCTTGGGATGCACTAGAATACACAGCAAGTTCTAATGAACCTGACCAAGCACCAAATGACGGTCGTAAGTGGTATTATTCTGACATCGGCGATATTGATATTATGGTTCATGATGGCACAACATGGCGTGGATACCGTAATGTCGTTGAAGATATACGGGGCGTTGACCTGAGTTTAACAGATACAGCCGGTCCTATAGTGTCAACAAATGCACCAACTCAGCAAAGTGACGGCAGTGACCTTGAGTATGGTGACATATGGCTAAACAGTTCTGATTTAGAAAATTATCCAGATCTTTATCGTTGGACTTCCGTATTAGGAACAGACCAGTGGGTACCAATTGACAACACTGATCAAACAACGCAAGATGGTATCGTTTTTGCAGATGCCCGTTGGAGTACAGATAGCTCAGATGATCCAATAGATGATGATATTGCTTCAATTATTGATTTATTAGAGAGTGATAATCTTGATCTTGATGCACCAGATCCAGATCTTTACCCATCTGGTACATTATTATTTAATACTCGCCGTTCTGGTTTTAATATTAAGGAATATCGGGTTGATTACTTCAATTCCAGTGATTTCCCCGCATACACTGATGAAAACCCAGATGCATGGGTAACAGTTTCTGGAAATAGAAGTGACGGATCACCTTATATGGGTCGTTATGCAGTAAGAAAAATAGTTACAGACGCTATGAAATCTGCAATTGATAGCAACACAGAAATCCGAGAGGATCAGCGTCAATTTAATCTTATTGCCTCACCCGGATATCCTGAGTTAATTCCAAACATGGTTGCACTCAACAACGAGCGTGATAATACCGCTTTTGTTATTGGTGACACACCACTTCGTTTGTCACCAGATAGCAACACTGTTCAGTCATGGGCTAATGGTGAAGATGCAGATGGATATGGAATTGATGAAGCATTGACGTCAAATGATCCATATCTTGGTGTATTCTACCCAGCATGTCAAACAAATGATTTGTCAGGTGCAACTGTAGTTCAGCCAGCAAGTCATATGATGCTTCGTACTATTGTTAGAAATGATAATGTTGCTTATCCATGGCTTGCACCAGCAGGTCCACGTCGTGGTACAGTAGATAATGCTGCAAGATTAGGATATGTTGATGTTGATACTGGAGAATTTGTACAATCAGGGTTAACCGGTGGTCTTAAGGATACGTTATACGAAAATAACGTTAACCCAATTACCTTGATTCCTGCTTCTGGTATCACAAACTTTGGTAACAAAACTACACAAGGCACACCAAGTGCTCTTGACCGTATCAATGTTGCTCGACTTGTCGCGTTCATTCGTGACAGATTGGGTGAAATTGGTAACCAATTCTTGTTTGAGCCAAATGACACAATCACAAGAAATGAAATTAAAGGTTCTGTAGAATCTTTGATGAATGATTTGTTAGCCAAGCGAGGAATATACGATTACCTTGTTGTTTGTGATAATAGCAACAACACACCAGAGCGTATTGATCGTAATGAGTTGTATGTTGATATTGCAATAGAGCCAGTAAAAGCAGTGGAATTTATTTTTATTCCGGTTCGGATTAAAAATACAGGCGAAATTTCCTCAGGGAATATTGCATCATCCAGAACAATTCAAGACACATAAGTTGTTGTTTATAAATGTAAAACAGGGCCAAAAGGCCCTGTTTTTTTGTCTTTAGTTTTTGATAAATAATTGAGACAAGGGAGACAAAATATATGGCCGTTTCATCATTATCAAGAATGACAGTGCCTTTGGCAAGTGATCAGAGTGCTAATAACCAAGGACTCTTGATGCCAAAACTCAAGTATCGCTTTAGAGTGTTATTTGAAAACTTTGGTATTTCAACGCCAAAAACAGAACTAACCAAACAGGTTATGACATTTGACCGCCCAAACGTAGAGTTTGACGATATTACAATTGATCTATATAACTCTAAAATGCGTTTAGCCGGTAAGCATACGTGGCAGGACGTTACAGTTGAGATGCGTGACGACGCTTCTGGTACTATTGCCAGACTTGTTGGTGAGCAACTGCAGCGACAAATGGATTTCATGGAACAGGCATCAGCATCATCAGGTATTGATTATAAGTTCCTTACTCGTTGTGAAATGCTTGATGGCGGCAACGGTGCCAATGAACCACAGGTTCTTGAGACATGGGAACTTTATGGTTGCTATATAACCAGTGCCAACTATAACCAACTTGACTATGCTACAAGTGATGTACAAACAGTTTCAATGACACTTCGTTTTGACAACGCACTACAGACACCACTTGGTGATGGCGTTGGTTCAAGTGTTGGTAGAACATTGGGCGAAGTTGTAACTGGCTAATCGTGTCATTTTTTCGTGACTTTTTTAGTGGGTTTGTCGCTCGGGATAACCTAAGAGACGCACAGCATGCTCATAAGACGTTTACCTCAAACAATTATGAGCTTGCTCCGCGTAATAAATTTCTATTTCATGTTTATTTTACTCTTAATACGGAGATTCCCGGGCTTCGTTCTGTCTTTGGGCAGGATGAACAATCTACAATTGGGCTATTAGTTAAAACAACTGATCTGCCAAGTTACGCAATAGACAGTGACACATACAACCAATACAATCGTAAGCGTATTGTTCAAAAGAAAATAGAGTATAATCCTATTGAAATGACGTTTCATGATGATGCGTCAGACTTAACAAGACGGTTATGGTACAACTATTTCAGTTATTACTATCGTGACCCGAGCCAAGGTTATGGTAGTGCTGGTGCAATTTCAGAAGACCCCGGATTTACATACTCAGAAAGAGACATATATTCTCCAGAAAGAAAAGCAAATGATTGGGGTTTTTATGGCGAAGGGTTTGGTTCTGGTGGTGAGTTAATTCCAAAACCTGCATTTTTTCGTGATATAACAATCTATGGGTTTAACCAACATCGCTGGGCAAGTTATGTTTTGATAAACCCTCTTATTACTGAATGGAATCATGATCGGTATGATTATAGTGCAGGTGAAGGCATTATGGAAAATCGTCTGCGTGTTTCGTATGAATCTGTAAAATATTATTCTGGTTTGATTGGTGTAGACGGCAACTCTACAACGGTTCCTGGATTTGGCAACCCAACACATTACGACAAAGTTACGAGTCCCAACTCCAGACCCGGCGGAAATCAAACTGTGTTTGGTCAGGGTGGATTAGTAGATTCTGGTTTAAGTGTTGTAGATGACCTTGCTAATGGCGATATATTAGGAGCAATCCAAACCGCTGGGCGAGCAAGGGAAACATTCAGCGATTCCGACATTGGAGACATTGCAAAAGAAGAAGCAACCGCAGCAGCAATTTCCACTGCAACCGGCGTGGCCGCTGGTGTTGTTGGCTCAGTTGCACAAAGAACAAGCCAAAACAGTTCTGAAAGTTTTAATGTCCCCACCCCCAATTCTGATACGATAATACAACAATCAGACGGCACTTTTGTTAGAAAAGAGTCTGGTGGGGGGAGAACAGAATCGTTGGGGGCAAGACCTGAACCAACTGCGACAACCTCTCCTGCCCAAAATACGTCTGGAACCACAACAACTCTTCCAATCGCTTTTCCGGCTGAGCCACCAGAAGATATACCAGAAGGTGAGCCCTTAACGCCATTAAATAATGCCAATGGTGAAAATGAGTAAATTGGTACAATGAATTCAGTAAATGACCGTAATCCACGAATTGATAACGCTGCAAGAGTACAAGATGCGTTTCGGGAATACTCTGTTAATGTAGATGCTAATCAATATGACAGAGTCTTTAGTTTCTTTAAGAAAAGATTTCAAGCAGAAAAACCGGCAGCATCTTTTACAGCAGAATTGTTCAGAGTAGCAGACACCAATCAACGTTCTATTGATTCATTATTAGAAGAATTTGAAAAGAGTTCTGATGAACAAATACCAGTTCTTTTGGCTTTTTATTTAAACACTATCAGAAATAAATCAACATATTTGGGCGTGTCCGCACAATTGGTGCCGCCAGTTGGAGTAGCACGTAACATCCGGGCATGACTAAGAAGTTTGCACAGGGAAAATATCAAATTATTAACCCTGACAAATATGTTGGTAATCATACTCCACAGTATCGTTCATCGTGGGAACACGCATTTATGCGTTTCTGCGATACTAATGACAATATTCTACAATGGGCAAGTGAAGCGATAGCAATACCATATAGAAATCCGCTGACTGGTAAAATGTCGCGATATGTTCCAGATTTTTTTGTTTCATACCAAGATAAAAACGGCAACATAAAAGCCGAGATAATAGAAATCAAACCCAAAAAACAAAGTATGATGACAGAAAGAATGAGTACAAGAGATCGTGCTGCTGTTGCGGTTAACATGGCAAAGTGGGATCAGGCCACTCGATGGTGTAGAAAAAATGGTATGACCTTCCGCGTAGTAAATGAAGACCAAATTTTCCACCAAGGTAAAAGGTAGTTCGCCTAAATAGTTGTAATGACTAAAAAATTAGAACAATTACTAAATTTGCCTCAAGACGATAGTAAAGATCAAAAAAAGTCTGAGGTGTCTGAAGACAGAACTGATGAGTCTGAAGATACAAACGCTTCAGATGATTCTCAATTAACTATATCAACCTCTTTGGGTGAATTAGACAAGATTGAAGAAGCATTACCAGCAGTGCGTGGTCTTGAGGCCAGCGACAAGGAAATGGACGAGTTAAGCGATAAAGCAACCTCCAGCTTTGATGACCTTATGGACTTGGGTATGAATGTTGATAGTCGCTATGCGGCAGACATATTCTCAGTAGCAAGCACTATGCTGGGCCATGCGGTTACAGCAAAAAATGCTAAGATAAACAAGAAGTTAAAGACTATTGATTTACAATTGAAGAAAATGCGATTGGATCAACAGGCTCAAAAAAATGAAGATGAAGAAACAGAGCGTGGCACTGGCGTTGTTCTTGATCGTAACCAATTATTAGAAAAATTATTAAACAAAGATGGTGATGACAGCAATACCAAAGATTAGCTGTTCATAATAAATACCTTATAGGATCAGAATTATGAAAACATTTGTAGATTATCTTGCTGAAAGCAAACAAACTTTTCAGTATCGCATTAAGATTGCGGGTGAGTTAGACAAGGACAAAGTCGATGAGTTAGAAAAGCGTCTTGAACGCTATGACTTAGTTAAAATGTCCGAACCCAAGAAAACTCCTGTTATGAAATCACCAGCAGGGTTTCCTGAACTGAATAATGAAGAAGTTCATATCATTGATGTTGAATTTTCTTACCCTGCTTCTTCACAGGAGGTTACTGAAATGTGGCGTGAAATGGGCGGCAATCCGAATCATTTCCGTATGATGACCCCTGATTATGACGATACTGTATCTGATGAATTTGAAAAGCGTGAAGAAAGTCCAGTTTTAGAAAAGGATTATCCAACGCCACCAGATGCAGAATATGATACCACAGACGAAGTTATAAAAAACTCAGCAAGTGATGCCAAATTTGAAATTGCAGGTGGTAAAACTGACCCAGCACAAACTACTAACGATCTTGAGCAAGGCACCGATAGTGCTATACCCGGAACTAATAAGAGACCGGAACCAAAGAGCTTTGCACGATAAGGACAAAGAATGAATAAACAGGATTTCATAACAAAAAAGCCAACACTAAAAGAAGATACTATTGACAGACTTCGCTACATTGTTGATAACAACGATGCAAGACGTGTGCAATTTGACAATGGCGAATCAATGACAGTGGATATGTTTACTGCCAGTGCAATTGTGAATCTTCATAATGCAGTTAATGACCAAAATAAAGCCAAAATAGAAGATACTATTGGCAAAAGTAAAGAAATGTTTTACAAAATTGCTGACTTTGCTTTTTCTAATCTAAAAGAAAATGCACAAAGTGGTCGTGGTGATGTGTTAATAAATGATGACACCGAAACTGTCAAGATGACAGAAAGTGCATATGGTGCTAAGCCAAAATCAAGCAGAATAACAATCAAAGACCAGCCATATATCCTTATCAACAAGCCGGGCATTGGCGAAACTGCATATAGTGTTAAATTTACCAAGAATAATCCTATCTTAGAACAAAAAGAATTTGAAGCGGGAACTCGTGTACACGCTGGTGTTGGAAAGAAAGGTGGTGCTGGTATTTCTGGTGTTGTTATGAAAGAAGAGAACGGATATGTTTTCTTTAAAAGTGACGAGGGCAAAAACTACAAAGCACCAAAAGCAAAAGTAATGCCTGTTTCTGATATTAAATTCAATGAAGGCAAAGATGTTCCCAGCAAGCACCAAGAAAAAATTGCCAAAGATACGGTCAAAAATCCAGATAAAGCACTTTTAGGTGGGCCATCAGAGGAAGAAGCCGAAAAAATGTTAAAAAATAAATTTGGTTACACCGATGCTCAAATAACGAAATTAAAAAAGACAGCCAATGAAGGCAAACACAGTAAAAGTCAAGCACAACAAGCAGCCATCGCAATCTCAAAGAAAGAAAAGAAAGAGTCAATCAATGAAAAATCTGTTTCTAAAGACCAACAGCAAGCTGCTGGTGCTGCATTAGCAGCCAAAAGAGGTGAAACACCGGTTTCTGAATTACAAGGTGCTTCAAAAGAAATGTATGATTCTATGACAAAGAAAGAATTAGAAGATTTTGCTGGCACCAAGCACGCAGGATTACCTGAAAAAGTTGATGAAGCTAAAGATTATAAAGCAGAAAAAAATAGCGAGGGCAGATATACAATATGGACTGTTGGTGAAACAGGAAGTCGTCAAGATATGGTTAAAGATGGTTTGACAAAAGCCCAAGCCAAAAAAATGATTGACAAATTATATTCAAAGGATTTGGGTCTAATAGATGAAGATAGTCTTGATGAAAATGCATTCAATCAAGCCGCTGCTGAAGCTGCTAAAGCAGGTAAAAAAGAATTTGAATTTGATGGAAAAACCTATCCTGTAAAAATGGATAAGAGTACTGCTGAAAAACTTGATGATGATTTAGATCCAGTAGATGCAAAGCAAGCTCGTATGCCATTTAAACGCCGTAAAGACAAAGATATTAATAATGATGGAGAAGTAGATTCTACAGATGAGTATCTTCATGCTCGTAGAAATGCTATTCAAACTGACATAGCATCGCCATTGGATGAGCAAGATATGGATATGGACATGATGAACCAGCCCCCAATGATGGACAAGGCAATGCAAGATCCTGATGATTATGGACCACAGGCTGGATCAGAGATGGCAGAGACACAAATTCACTATTTGGTATATGCTATTAGTGAAATCAAAGAAGCCATGAGAGCGGGGTACCATATGCCAGACTGGTTGCAGAATAAAATAAGTTCTGCTCACCAAGATATGCAAGGCATTCATAGTTATATGGAAGGAAGCCGTCTCAAGCGTCAAATGTGCGGTCCAATCTCAGAGGGCTATGTTGGTTCTGATTATGGACCTGAAGCTGCAAGTGGTATGGCAAGAACACAACTTTCCTTTATGAAATACGCAGCAGAAGATGTTCTTAAGTGTATTTCAGCCGGAACACCAATTCCTGAGTGGTATCAGAATAAAATAGCAAAAGTACATCGTGCAATAGAAACCATTTATGCTTACATAGAAGGGACCCGTCGTGCCGAAGAAGATGACGTTCCTGATATGACAACAAACACCGAGATGAGCACCCCTGCAAGCCAACCACCAATGAGCACAGGTACTATGTTTGCTGGTGGTGAAGAGGATTATATGGCTGAAAATAGAAAAAAATCAAAAAAATATCCACCCAAACTAAATGAAAACAAGAAAAGTGATTGGGATGTTGACAAGCAAGTCAAAAGAACACAAGCCTCACCACTTTTTAAAGCAACAGAGGGCGACAAAGATCCTGAAGAGATCAAGCAAGATCTTCTTCAAGATAGAGAAAAGTTTGAGAAAAAACTCAGTGATGCTATTTTCTTGCCAGTAAATGATTCAGTTGTGGCATTACAGGATCTGTTCCGGGATTCGTCTGGAACTATAGCTGCATACTTAAGTGATAATGAGAAAAAATTTCTTAAAGAATTTCATAGAGAATTAAAAAAATTACATGATAAGTTTGAAGAATCAAGCATAATATCTTCGGATTATCTATAAAGAGCAAATATTATGAGAAAGACATCTAAGAATTCTAAAACAATTAAAGAAAACACTATGTCATCTGATGAGTTGGGGTTAGGAGATGCCGTTCATATCAAGTCACAGAATAAAACTGGTATGTACTATGGTGAAGAAAATGGCAAAATCAAAGTTAAAACACCAAGCGGTATGGAACTTGCTAGTGAAGATGATATTGAAGTAATTCCAGATGATGATGATTTCATGGAAGAAAGTTCTCTTAATACTATTATTGGTGATATTGAACAGCGTCTATTAGAAGACGATGAACTAAATGAAAATATGCTTAAGAAAGCAGCATTGGCTACTATGCTGGGCTTGGGAACTTATGCTGGTTTAGAAGCAACTAGTATGGATAACACACCACTGGGACAGGCCATGCAAGATGCTGCTCAGCAAGGTGACGAGTATGCCGAGCGAGAGTTAGACAAACTTGATCTATATATAGATGCTGGTGACACAAGAATGATAAGAAAGTTATCAAATAAGTATTTGGGACCAGTAGAAGATAGAACAATGAATGAAGCAACCAGTCGTCAGTCAGACCTTGATCCAGAAAAGAAAGTTGTTGTCAAGGGCGTCAAAGGAATGAATAGTAAATCATTTACCAAAACATTCCGTAATATGAAGTCTGCTGAAAAGTGGATGGATGACAACGAAGGTGATGTTGAAATCAAACAAATTGAAAACGAGGATTCTGTTGCAGAAGCCAAACACAAGGATAGAACAATGAATGAAACCAAATTAACAGAAGGCATTATTGACCGTCTTCGTAATATCGTAGATGACAGACAAATGTCTCGTATTACATTTGATAATGGCGAGACTCTAGAAGTTGATATGCAAACTGCAAATGCGATAGTAAGTCTTTACAACGCAGTAAACGACAAAAACAAAGCCAAGATAGAAGATAATATTGGTAAAAAAGAAATGTTTCAAAAGTTTGCTGATTTTGCTTTCCAGCAATCTAACAATAACACGAATGAAGACGAGATAACAGAAAAAGACGAAGACGATCCTTGCTGGGATGGCTATGAGCAATATGGCACAAAAATGCAAGACGGCGAAGAAGTTCCAAATTGTGTGCCAGTCAACGAGGGCAGTCTTACAGAAGAAGAAACCCTTTTGGCTGCTATGAAAGATAGTACAGTTGCAGAGAGTGCAGGTATGACACCAGAAGAAGCAAGAAATGCTTTACGGAACACTTATGGCTATGATGATCTTGCTATTGCCCGGGCACAACTTGATGAAACCACTTCTGCTGGCAGTGTTGCTGCAGTGTCTGCCCCAGTTGGCGATACTAAAAAGAGAAGTATATTTGGAGAAGAAGAAGCAGACAGCAAAGATTCAGAATTTGATTCTGCTTGGTTTTATAAGAGTGTGGATGGCGAGGTAGAAGGACCATACAAGTCAGAAAAAGAAGCAACAGATGCTGCAAACAACTACGCTGATTGGGTTAAGCAAGGCAGCGAACTTGAGGAAGGCGACCGTCGTTTAGCAAAACGTGCATTCTTAATGAAGTCCTCGGTGGCGGAATCCAAGACAGTAAGCGAACTTGAAAAGAAATTCCGCTCACAACTCAATGAAGCCAAAGTAAAAACTCCAGTAGATGCGGCTAAAAAACTCGAAAGAGCGAGTAAAAACTTTGGTGGTTCAGATAAAAGGGCCCTTAAAAAATATGCAGATATGTTGAAAAAGGATGGTTACAACGCAATACCCAGCATTGAAAAAGACAAACGCGGTAAAGACACAATTATAAGAGACGAAGTTGATTCTGTGTTTGCTGATCTGCAGGATTCTCTTCTTACACAAAATGAAGAACTCAATGAAGCAATGGATATTAATGTAAGCGTTGATCCAACACAACCAGAAAGCAGAAGCATTTCAGTAACCGCATCAGAACAAGAGGCAGACGAGTTGGCTGGATTGCTATCCAATGCAGGACTTTTCTCAAGTCCCGGTTATGGTGAGGTACAGTTCCAAGAACCAACAGATAACCCAGATCTTATGCATACTCAAGCACATGATATGCCAATGGAAGAAGATAGTGATTACAGCAATAGCCCAGAAGAAAAATATCAGGATATGGAATATATGCTTGATGTTGTTTCTGGCGGTCTTAACCGTGAGAAAAATTCTTATGACAAGGCTGAAGATGGCGACAATCCAATGGATGTGGTTAAGGAAGAGTTCTCCAAGCTTCTGGACGAGAAAGCAAACGCCGATAAAGAGGAAGCCGTCGAAATTATATCTAAATCTATTTCGATGAAGCCCTCAGTTGTCAAAGCAGCCTTAAAAGATGGGGGTCTTGACCCTGTTGCAGTGGTTACTGCGTTAAAAGGTAGAAAGACCATCAAGGCAAAGCAGTTGTCCGATTTTGTCATGGGGCACTCTTTTGGTGGGTCTGTAGACAAAAAAGATCTGGCGTCCATCAAAAAAGCCAGTGACAAAGCATTCCGTTCTATGAAGGAAGAAGAAGATACTGCTGTAGGCACTATGGATGAATTTTATTCTTATGTCTTAGATTTCTATGGCCCTAATGGCATCTATGACATTGGTGCAACAGAAGAAGAAGTCAAAAAAGCAACTGAACTTGTTAAAAACGAAGTTGGAGATGATTTTGAGGGAGATTCTGTTGATAGAGAAAAAGTTCGTGATGTCATTCTTGACCAAATGAGAAGCGAAGAAGAAAGAGAAGAAGCCGAGAAGGCATTTAGATCAAGTGAAGAAGTTGATTATGACAAGATTAATGACATGATGTCTGATGTTCCTGATCCAATTCAAACACGTGGTGATGTTGATGATATGGACAGAATGCGTAATTTTAATGAAACAGACGAAGTTAAGCGATTAGCAGGACTTGTTTAAAATGAATAATATAAATGATGATATCAGAAACCTACTATCTAAGTTTGATTCTAAAGAGAAACCTACTCTAAAGGAATCAACCACATTTGCATCTAAAGAAAATGTTTCAGAAAGTAACACCAATGATGATATCAGAGATATGCTATCTAAACTTGATTCGGCTGACAAATCAGTATTAACAGAGAACACCACACCTAAATCCAAAAGCAAGATTCAAAAAGAATCAAAAAGTTTTACAGATTACTTGGGTGAAAGTGAAAGACAACAATCAGCACCAGTAACAGGTGATGTTCTTGAAATGATTGTCAATGAAGAAATTGTTATAGAGATGCCAGTTGTAGGACACGATGAATCAAGTTATACACTTGGCACAGACAGCGTTGCTGAAAATTTCTTTTCTGCCTGTGGCTGCCAACTTGACGAAGCAGAGTATCAAGGAAAAGAGGTTGAATTAAATCAGCCAATGCGTGGCGATGTTAAAAAATATAAAGTATATGTCACTGACCCAGATACTGGCAATGTTAAAAAAGTTAATTTTGGTTCCAAAGAAATGGAAATCAAAAGAGATGACCCAGATGCAAGAAGAAGTTTCAGAGCACGACATAAGTGCGACCAAAAAAGTTCTAAAAATGATAGAGATACCGCTGGGTATTGGAGTTGTAAATTTTGGTCCAGCACTCCGGTCAGTGAATTACTGAAATAACGAGGAAAATAAACGATGACTGCTAATGTATATACAACAGTGTCAAGTGTTACATGGAACACAGAAAAATGCCGACTTGCTACTGGTAATTCAGCCATAACTTATAATGTTCTCAACACAACAACAGACGAAAACATCTATTCTCAGGCTAATCAAATCCCCCCACACACCATTACACATGTTTTTGTAGGTATTGGTAATGAATTGACAGTTACCGGAAGTGATTTCACTGCAACAGAAAGTGGCTCCAGCGGGAGAGCATAATTGAGAGCCCGTGATTTTTTAAAAGAAAGTGGGTTTAACTATGGCCGTGCTACTCTAAAGCGTGGCGAAGCCCCACGTAATTTTAAAGATTCTACTGTAGGAACCATCCGTAATAATGGTTACTATGACCTTTACCGTGCGACATTAGCAATGGCTGGTCATCCTGACAATGAGCATGATGTTGATCCAGCCAGTTGGACTGGTGCTGATGGGTTTGTTCTTACATACACTCCCGAAGAACACGAAATGGCAAAAGCCGCGTTTAAAAAGATTGGATTAGAATACGAAGATGATGCACCCGGTCCCAGCCATGAATCCGATGCAATAAACAGCGAAAGTCCTGTAAAACCGTTTAAAGGATATAAACGATGACATCAGTGCCGCCTCCAGAAGATGTAAAACCATGGTATCTTCGTAATCTTACACAAGCACTTGCACTTAATAGTGACACGGGAAATGTATATGTTCGCAGTCTAAGAGATGAAAGTGTTTTTACAAACTATAAAGGCAATGTTGCGGTAAGAGTAGATGATGACACGGTTCAGCATACTTCACGCAATCGTCGCAAAGTTTCCACAAACGAGCAAATTTTTTTCAACGCTTTTCAATACACCAAAGATGAACAGATTTGGGACGAAGCAGTCACAGGCACAGCATCATCAACTTTTAACGAATATGAAGGTGGTGTGGTACTGGAAGTGGGTGGTGATGCAGGGGATGAAATTATACGCCAGACTAGAAATGTGATTCAGTATGTGCCGGGCAGGGCCAACGAAGCGATTTTTGCATTACGGTTGGATCCTTTTGAGACTGGCGTAAGAAAACGCTTTGGCATCTTTGATGAAACAAACGGTGTGTATTTTGAGAAAGGCGTGGATGACTATTATGTCGTGCTTCGCAAAGATACTCCTACAGGAATTGAAGAACAGCGTGTTCCTAGAGCAGAGTGGAATGTGGATCGGTTAGACGGAACTGGGCCATCTCTGGAATCATTCCAAGAAGACAAGATTCAAATGTTTACCATTGAGTATGAATGGTTTGGTGCTGGCGTAGTTGAATTCAAAATCATACTGGACAACAATGCACTTCCGCTTCATAGATTCGTGGCTGGTAATAACGACGAGATACCTTGGGCTAATTCGCCCTATAGACCTTTGAGGTTTGAATTGACAAATGTGGAAGGCGTTGCGGGAACCCACCAGATCCTACAGGGATCAAGTTCGGTATCATCAGAAGGCGAGGTTGGGCCGCTTGGTCGTGAGCAGAACGTGGCAACTCCGTTTGACGGAATTACAACCGGTAGTGCTGATGAGTTGAGGCCGGTACTATCAATTCGCCTTAGGTCCGATAGACTAAATGGTGTCGTTATACCCTTGGAGTTTCAGGCCGCGACTCTGGATAATACTGGTCTGTTCTACCGAGTAATCCGAGACACTACTCTGACTGGAGCAAGTTGGCAGAACTCTTCCCCGGCAAGTTTTGCAGAGTTTGACTACTCGGCCACGGATTTTACTGGAGGAGATATACTTCAGACCGGATACATATCGCCAAATACTCAGGGAGAAATTCAAAAATTCCTCAAAGAAACTATCCTTCAGCTTGGGCGTAACAACATGGGAACGACACCGCAGACATTCACGATCCTTGCTGCTACAGTGTCATCAAACAAAGATGTTTTTGCTTCTCTGTCTTGGGTTGAAATAAGATAGAGTATGAAAGATTTAGTAAAATTACGGTTCTATTACGAACACATTCTTAGCCAAGTTTATGACGAAGGTGAAAGTCCCTTTCACAAGCAAATAACAGAAGATGTTGTAAAACAATTCTTTGATCCACTTGAATTGTCACTTGATTCTTATATTTTAGACTTAGGATGTGGCCCGGGTTTCTTTTTAGATGAAACCAAATCCAGAGGATATATCAACACAGTAGGTGTAACTTTAAGCACCGAAGATATTAAGTTATGCGAACAAAAAGGACACAGTGTCAAGAAATCTGATATCAGTTTTTTAGATGATTTAGATGAAAGTGTTGATTTTATATTTTGCCGTCACGCCATAGAACATAGTCCGTTCCCCTATATCACGCTGTTAGAATATAATCGTGTTCTAAAACCCAATGCAAAAATGTATATTGAGGTTCCAGCACCAGATTCAGACCGCCAACATGAACAAAATAAAAATCATTATAGCATTCTTGGTGATGCTATGTGGGCCAGCCTATTGGTAAGAAGTGGATTTGATGTTAGTAAATTCACTTACTCTTGTGAAGTAGAAAACGAAAAAGAAGAAAAGTGGATTGAGAAAAGCCTCATATATGTATGTGAGCGTCGTTTTCCTGTTGATGTTAAATAATGTATTATGGACTTAGAAGAATTAAAACGGTTAGCCGGTGTTAATAGTGGAGTATATGCAAATACTCCTGCTGGTGCTGCCCCTGAGGGTTCTAACATTAGCAAAACAGGCACAGAAAAGCGTGAAATAGAACGTGAAATGGGCCTCCGCCCCGGTGATCCAGAGTGGTTTGAACTGTGGTTCACCCGACCCTACCTAACTGACGCACTTCCTCCAAAATTTAGGGGTAGAAAATGAGATTTAGTGAGTTTTCCAAATTTACCATAAGACCACACTTGTTTGAAAACAAGCAGCAGTATAAGCAAATTATGGATACTATGGTTAATGCAGGTATTATTGACCAAGGTGCTGCTAATAGTGTTCTTGGCCAAGTAAAACAATCACTAAAACGAGCAGATCGTATCATCTGGTGGCTTCGCTGGTGGAGAATTACCACAGCACATCAAGTTATTGCACTTAAAATTGAGCAAGAAGAAAAAACTGCCGTTGGACCTGTTTCAGATGCAGAAAAACGCGAAAGCGAAGAAAAAATTCAAGAACTCAAAAGACTCTTTAAAAAAATAACTAAACGAGACTACGATACTATAGAGACAAGGTTAATTATTAGTTTTGAAAGACTATTTAATCTTCAGATTTTATTGACTCACTGGTCTACTATGTTTGAACAATCACCACAAGTCAATCAGGTTGAGTGGGAAGCAAATCTTGAACCAATTGTTCTGCACGAAAAATTACAAGAAGCAGAAGAAGAGTGGGAACAAAAACAAGAACAAGAACTTGAGCCAGAACCCGACGACCAAATCATTATTGATTACGGCAAATACGCTTGGGTCAAATTAGACAGGGAATACTGTGATGCCGAGGGCAAGGCAATGGGCCATTGTGGAAATACCGGAACACCGCAGGAAGGCGACAGGATTCTAAGTTTCCGCACAAAAGTCAGCGATACAAGACAAAAGCCACATTTGACATTCATACTTGATAAAGATGGTTACCTAGGAGAGATGAAAGGACGTGGTAATGACAAACCCAGTGAAAAATATCATCCTTATATCATTGACTTGTTACAAAAAGATTTTGTAAAAGGCATCAAGGGTGGTGGGTATCTACCCGAAAACAATTTTAGTTTATCTGATTTAGATGAAGAACAACGAAAAGCATTAATAGAACAAAAACCACAGTTAGGCACATCATATGATATTTTACAAGCAGATGGAAGCCCATCAGAAAGGTTTTATGAAAAATTGGAGGCTGAGTTAGACGCATATGATATGCCTCTTTCTGCTAAAAAAATTGATAAAAAAAATCATTTAGTAATGTTAGATGCACCTGAAGGTTCTGCTGCTGATTTAGATATTATTAATAAAAATGTTGAAACCAATGCTATAGATGTAGCATCCAGATTAATGACAGGGGATGCGAGTCTCGCAGAAGTATATGATTATCCCCGTGATTATATAAAAATGATTATGGATAATGTTGCTGATGATTTATTTCAATCACTGGATTCAGACTACAAATCTCAAATAGAAAAATTTGTCAAAGAAAATTATAGTGATGATGTAGATTGGGATGAGGATAGTTTAGAAGAAATAATTTCAAATGTTGATGAATTAGAATCTGCATTTATGAGTGCCACAGTTACTGGGAAAGAGTTGGGCGATGAGACAGAAATTATATCTGATTTTGAAAGGTGGATGGACAGGAATAATGTGCAATATACCCCAGATGAAACAGAATTTTCTTTTGCTTTACCATCTTCTGAAATTTCTGAATTTATTCACGACGCAATTAGAGCGGGAGCCGAAGACGAAATGGCTGATTATATCGTTGAACAACTTGACATAGATAGTTTTGATGAACCATATGGCGGATGGGATGGCTTTGATACCGATGCAGCAAAAGAGCGGCTTCGTGACGAATTAGCCGACGAAGGCATTGTGGAAATATAATGAGATTTAGTGAATTTTCCAAATTTACCATAAGACCACATCTGTTTGAAAACAAGCAGCAATATAAGCAGATTGTAGATTCGGTATTAAATTCTAATATAGCAAAAGGAATTATTTCTAAATCAGATTATGTACCTGATGGTGTTAGAAAAGATTTAAAGAGAGCGGATAGAATTACGTGGTGGCTTCGTTGGTGGAGAAAGTGGGCTCTTCAAGACGCAGTAAGAACTAAAACAGATAGAATTAAAGCCTCTGATGAT